AAGAATGAAAAGTGTGAACATGAGTTTCTAGTAGGCTGGTACGCTACAGCAGAATTAAGATAATTGTTAACTTGCAAAGTCAGAATAAATTAGTCTAAAACCAAAAAGCCCTTGACCAATTAAGGAGAATTAAGATGCAGTATAGAAAAAAGCCAGTAGTTATTGAAGCGTTAGTTTGGGATGGGTCACACCATAGAGGGATGTTTGAATTTCTTGGTGGAAGCGCATGCGAGTATATTTCAGGTTACGGTGACAACTTTTATATTGACCATAGCAAGGTTGAAGGTGGTCTAATTATTAAAACGCTTGAAGGTAAGCACAAAGCCAGTATAGGCGATTATATTATCAAAGGTATAAGCGGTGAATTCTATCCATGTAAGCCTGATATATTTGAATTGACATACGATAAACTTGCAAAGTCAGAATAAATAACTATAATTAACGCATCTTCTGAATTAAGTTGTAGAAGATAACAGGCGTGTAGGAACGCTTTAGAGTTGAAACGTATCAGGGTAAATAATTTCTAATCTTAGCGTGTTTTTGGGTAAATATTCCTACGAACGCGTTTCGATTCCCCAGGTACGTTAGGGTTAGATATTATTTGCCCTTTTTTGTGCCCGTAATTTTTTGGTAAATACGTAATGTTTTACGGTTCGATTCCGTATTTAGGATGGTTCAAGCAGATAAGATATGTGGTTCGATTCCACACGGGTACCCCTTTCTAAAGCTTCAGTCTGTATTGTAGAGAGTAAGCACCGAGCATCTAATTCGGAAAGCTGCTGAATCACACAGAGCATAGTATCTGTGCAGAGCTGCAAAGTATGGTGATGATTAGCCAGAAATAAAGCAGCACTCTCTCCAATACAGATTGATTCCCACGCCCATTAAGAACCATAGCTAGATTGGTTTAAAAGGGTTACTCCGAGCAATCCTACTTAATGATACTTAAGCGCTATTAAAGCCGATTCGGGCGCTTATTTTATAAAGTGGTACTGAGCTACTAACGCAACCACAAAGGGTGGCGATGATTGTTTAAAGCGTGTTCATTGGGTAATTCCTTGCACTTACTTAAAGCAATCGGGAAATTCCCTGTTAGTGTCGAGAGATAACAAGTTTCCACTCGAGAGAAAGACTTGAGCAAAAACGTTTCCTGACTCATCCTGATTCGTATTTGAAAGCCTAAGATTAGTGGTTTATTTTTAATTAAATACCATTTCTCCTAGGCTCTTTATGCCCATTAGATAGCCAAATCTAAGCCTTTTCGTATATGTATAAACAACAGGACTAAGACTATGAAATTCAAATTAACAATAAATCCAGCAATAGAAGCTGGCGACTCTTGGGAAATATACAGTTTTGAAACTAAAGCAGAATTAAAAGCAGCAAGTTATACCGCATCATGCTTATTATTATTTATGCAAGATAAGGCTGGAGTTATGGACGATTATTCAAATGCTTTTATTGAAGAAGAGCTGGTTGATGGTGAATGGCAAGAAATTGACGATTAATTAAATTTTAAACAGGAGTTAAGACTATGAGTAAATATAAGTGTGATAAATGCTGCGATACTGGGTGGGTGTGTGAGAGCCACTTAAATAAAACATGGGAATCAGGTCTTGATAATGATTGTGATTGTGGTGGCGCTGGGGCTAGTTGCTCTTGTAACCCACACGGCCATTTACCAAATTGCACTATAGTTGTGTCAACGGGGCCTGTCGGTATATTTAAACCTTAACTATGAAACACATTTAACGTCTAGATAAATTCAACAAATTGAGGTGATTTATGAAGTGTTTAAAAGATAGTAATACTCACTGCAACAAGCCAAGCCAAGATGGAATCAAGCCCGCAATGCCTGTCTTGTCATGTCCTTTTGATGCGCGATCTGAGTTTTATAAATTAACGGCCCTTCTTCACGGCTCAAATAAATGGACGGTAGAAGAGAGAATGAATTACTTCGCCTTTTTTTGTCATGGCTGGAATGGACGATCTAATGACGGGGCTTGGCAATAACAAGCAATAAAGCATCGTCATCACTATTTAAACAGGAGTTAAGACTATGAGCTTTGACAAAGAATACCAGAAAAAGAGCTTAGGAATAATACTAAGGGATTTGAATAGCTATAAAAAAGATGAGCTATCAAGATCTTTATTAAGGCTGGCCTTTTTAGTTGATGAAGGTGTTATAAACGAAGATGAATTTAATAAAGATATAGCCTCACTTCCAGATGAGATACTAAATATTTTAAAAAGAAAGGCAATACAGCAGCCCAGCCATATAAAACCAAATTTTTTACTTTCGATAACTCAGGCTTTAGAAGAGTATTATAATATAAAAGATTACGATGTTGATAAATGGGTTGATTATATGAGTGGGTCATATAATGAAAATAACTAAGGACTACTTAAACACTCACAAGACAGCCAGGGGAGGCTTTACCCGCAAGCAGTTTCAGATACTTGGAATAAACTGGCAACCTAAAAAAGGCTGGGAGCGTCAAGTTATTGGCAATGAGTTGACTAATGAAGAGGCTGAACAATTCGAGAAGGCTAAGAGTTTTAAAGTTGAGAACACTGGGAAGAAGTTCAAATAAACATAGGCATCGGTAACTTAATACTTTACTTATAAATAATAATAAGCTTATAATTGATGCTTACGCTAACAAGGGGAATATAATGGGTTTTGGTTTAGATGAAGACTGGGATGAAGAGGAAGTACAGCGAGAGCCAACAGATGACGAGATGTTAGCAATTAACGCGTTTGATTATGATTATGATGAGTTTTTTGAGCTTAGCCGCGGCGAGCAAAAAAGTAAAATCTGGATGGCTAAGAAAATAAACAAACCACATCAACAAGGGGAATAGAATGAAACAGAATTGTATGAATTGCTCAAGTAGAACTGATAAAGACAAATGTGCAGTTAAAATGTGTTTTTCTCAAAATTTTGCAAATAAAGGTCACAAATATAGAAAAAGCGTTAAGATAATTTTCTCAGACGAGAACGATTGTATTTATTGGAAAGAGCATAAATCTAACAAGGGGTAACGCGATGAAGCGGCCGACAGTAGAAGAAATAGAATTGTTTATGAATGAGAAAGGGTGCTTTGAAGCAGATGAAGCAGAGCTGTTTTTTTGTCATTACGATCAAATAGATTGGGTGGTTGGCAAGTCTCGAACACCAATGAAGAAATGGAAAAGTGCTGTAGGTGGATGGTTAATAAGAAACAAGCGGAGGTATCAAAATGGAACACGTCAACAATCTAATCAAACACATTCCCAAAGACAGCACCAGCAAGCAGCAGACGCCTACAAGCAGATGGAACTTGAACACACAGAAAGCGATTCTGGCATTATTCGCCCGCTTCAGTGATTTATACGGAAGTTTGGCAAAATCACAAGGCTTAGAAATATACAGGGAGGATAAATTTGGAAAGCTATCGACTGAGTTTACCCGTGAATTTCAGCTTTGGTGCTTAAAGCTAAACGATCTTGAGATGGATGACATAGCGCGAGGCGTTCAAGTATTAGAAAAGCGAATAGAAACAAACTCAACACAGGGCGTCAAATCATGGCCCCCAAGCTATCCTGAATTTAGGGGCATGTGTATCAAGCCAGCAGAGAAAGCCAGCCACAAAGACTACATACCACTGCCAGCGCCAAAGATGACCAACGAAGAAAGAAAAGACCGAATGAAAGTTATATTGCAGGGGCTAAAGTCATGAAAGCTTGCTGTATATGCCACAAAACATTTGAATCAAACTACAAATCAAAAATAACTTGCTCGAAAATATGCCAGGGAGAGCGAAAAAAGAAAATGAAAATGGTTTGGTATTATTTTGGCAATGGGTACAGAAAGCAAAGGCTAAACAACACAAGCAATGCACACATAAGAAGTCAATTTTTAACAGGGGTGAGATTATGAAGTTAATAAACGGCGATTGCCTGGAAGAAATGAAGAACATTGAAAGCGGCTCGATTGATATGGTTTTGACAGATCCGCCTTATGGTACAACGGCCTGCAAGTGGGATAGTATCATTGACTTGCCGCTTATGTGGGAGCAGTTAAAGCGTATTATTAAGCCTAATGGGGCTATTGTGATGACGGCAAGCCAGCCGTTTACTAGTGTTTTAGTCTGCAGTAATATAAAGATGTTTAAATATTCAATGGTGTGGAAAAAATCACAAAGTACAGGCCATTTAAACGCATGGAAAATGCCAATGCGGGCGCATGAGGATTTAGTAGTTTTCTATAAAAAGATGCCAACTTATAACCCAGAATTAAAAGATAAGCCTGCAGCTAATATTAGACCAGTTACTAGCAGAACTAAAAAAACAGATTGCTATGGCGAACATAAACTAGATTCGCATAAATGTCCTCCAGATAAAACAATGCCTAACAGCGTACTGCAGTTTAACAACTCTCAAGATAGATTACACCCAACAGGAAAGCCTGTTGATTTAATGGAATACCTAATTAAAACCTACACCAACGAAGGGGAAACGGTTTTAGATTTTACAATGGGAAGCGGTACAACTGGCGTGGCTTGCAAGAACCTCAACCGTGAATTTATCGGCATAGAGCTAGACAAGGGATATTTCGACATTGCAACAAAAAGAATAAACGACACTAAATAGGGGTGAGATTATGAAAATAGAAATTATAAAAGATGGTGTATTACAGCCGATGGAATTATTTATAGCTATATTCTATCTAGTGTTAATAGTTGTTTTTGTTCTTCTAGTTTATGTGAGCATTGATTTAGCTCTTGATAATTTCCCAGAAGCACGAACCGCGCTAGAAAAGCCAGCGCCTATGTGGTCTATATTTATGCTTTGGTTAGTAATATTGTGCAAAACAAATAGAGATTGAAAAATGAAAGACTACCAGCTAACAAAAGTAAATATGTCTGAGTTTATAAACAGCATATACGCACAGCTAGACGAGAACCCTGTTTTAATTGTCACGGCGCAAACTGGCAATGTTGGCAAATGG